CGTTGGCTTTTCAATTGTCCCCACAACGTATCCTGACGGCATTGCCGCAAGAATTCCAATGATGAGCTTTTCTAGATTGTCCAATGATCCAGCATTGCTGTTTGAAGCAACAATTGCTGAAATAGCAAAATTAAGTTTGATTTTTACTTGGCTTTTACCCATAAGCACGACCTCGCCATAAGGCGAATCTGGCACGACCACGATTGCTGGTGGGATTGGTGCTTCGGGAACGCTAGGGTAAATGTTGGCAGCTAGTGAAGCAAAAGAATTGGCCAGTGCTGCTCGGGTTTCGGCAATTGAATTGGCGGGCATTACTGCACGACACTTTCAACGTCCAAGAATGGCTGCAAAAGTGTTGACACGCGATTGGTCAAGCTGCGACCCATTCGGTAAGGCGTGGCCGTAAAATCTACGCCCTGGATTTCGCCACCAGCTGCAACACGTGATTGAAATACCTCGACCGATACTGCCAAGACAGCTGATTCGATTGCTGGTGAATTTGCGTAAAGGTTAGCCGCAGAATAACCCGAAAGTGTAGCTGTGCCGTTTGGCACGATAGGGCGAATGGCGACGTCAGCATTTACCAGGCTGGCTGTAAAGTAACGGGCACCAACGTCTTTTGAAAGTGTAAATGTATTGCTAAAAGGCGCAGGCAAACCAGTCACAATAACTGATTGACCTTCAACAAAATAATGTGGGCGCACTGTGTAGAAATAAGCCACGTTTTTTTCAAGTTTGTACGAATCAATTGCAGATGTGTTCGCCACAAGCATTGGCAAAATAACCGCTTCTGCCGTGTTAATGATCTCATCTAAAACGCTGTCAGGATACAAGGAAACCGAAACGCCAAGCACTGTCCGCAATTGTGCGGTTGAGATGATACTTGGCATTTCGGTTCCTTTCGTTCGGCTGCGCTAGGCTCGGGAGGATACCTAGCGCATGATTAGTGTGTAGTTATGCAACCATGAAACGGTATGAACCTGCGCCAAGCTTTGTAGCGACTGCGCCATAACCGTAGTAAGCAACTTGAACCTGACCTGTTGAGATCACGTTTGTTGATAGTTGTAGACGTGGAGATTCATACCATGTGTATGCGTCTGGATTGACCACGATCAATGTGTTATCGCCAAGTCCTGAACCGTCTGTCAGTGCAGTTGAAACGCGTAGATTTAAACCAAGTAGGTTCCCGCGAATCGCTGTTGCAGTCAATGTACCACCAGCGTTCTGTGGGTTAATTGTCTGTTGGAAGATTGGACGGTTTGATCCGTCAACCAATCCCATAAGTGCGCCCCACTGCTCAGGTGAAACAACAATGTTTTGAGCAAAGCCCAATGTTCCCTTGTAGATTGAAACTGCTGCGTCTGAAACAAAGTCAGCAACCAAAGCACCAGTTGTTAGTGCTGCGCGGTTGCCGCCGTCTGTTCCACCGTTAATAAGTGCTGTTCCAACGGCAACGTCTGTTGACTTTGCGTATGCGTATTCCATTTGACGGACAAGCTCATCAAAAAACGCTGGTGAGCTGCGATCCAAAATTTCAAGGCTGAATACTTGCTGGCCAATGAACTTCTGAACATTTACTGAAACAAACGCGCTGTTCATGTCTGTGTTTGACGGTGTGCCAGCTTCAGCTGCAACTGCGACTGTTGGTGCGACTGTAATCTTAGGGATTTCAAAAGTCATACCAGCGTCAGGCAATGCACCTGTGCTAATTGAATCGATAAATGGGCGATCTGCGTTTGAAATGCCGTTGATTACGGTTGTCAGCTGGCGTGTTGGTACAAGACCAGCATTGTCAGTTGTGTCTGCTGCTGCTGCAACATACAACTTAGATTGCTCGTTGCCTAGTGTTGCACGAACTGAGTGCTCTAGGTAAGTCGCCTTGTTTACGATTGGTGTGCGTACGCGCTGTGAATCTAGCGGGTTCGCAAGGGCGGCTGGCTTAGCAGCTGCCGTTATTGACTGTGCGGCTTCTACCGTCTCTGCGGTTGAAGCGTCCTTGACGGTGTCTTCCACTTCGTCTCCTTCGGTTGTTGTTGATTCAGGTTCGATTGTCGAATCTGAAATTTGGTCGTCCTCTTTTGCCGCGACTGACTCAACGCGGGCTGATCGGATTGCTGGCTCTGATGTCAATGCGACACCAGTTAATTCGCCCTTTAAAATGCGAACTGTGCCGTCGTCCATTGTTTCGTATTCATCAAACATGACTTCAACACTAAAACCGTCGCGCAAACCTTCCTGGGCTTCTACAAGTGCGTCATTGCCAGCTGTTGTCTCAGCAATTTTAAAAGTTGCGTCAATGCCTTGTTTGGTTGCATAAATAGAAAGTGTTTTGCCGATACGACGTGTGCGGTCGTGTTCAAGATTAAGCAAAACCGACGTTGGCTCAATTGAACCCTGTGCAAACTGCACTTTACCGATTGATGCATTGCCTGTTTCTTCAAACGTCACAATGCGCCCTGAAATTGTGCGGCTGTTTGAATCAGCTGCAATAATTTGCATGGGTGTGATTACTTTTTTGCTCATAGCAGCATGTCTTCTTCCTCGCGTATTTCCTGAACCGACATTGCGCCGATTCGGTTTAGAATTTCATAAACTTGCGCTCTTTCCATTGGGTTACCACGTAGGAAATCATCAAGATCGAATTTAACTTCGTTGCCAGCAGGCGTAAAGTCTGCAAATGACAAACGTTCTTCAATGATTGACATGTAACTGCGAAATGCGAAATCGACCAAGTCGCGTCGCTTGTCAAGTGCATTTGCGTATGTAAATGATGATTGTTGTGAATCTGTGAAATAAGCTGGCATGTTACAAGCACGGCTTAATTCCAAAGCAACATAATTGCGTGCTTCGTTTAATTGTAAATTCTTTGGATCGTAGCCCAAAGTTTCCAAAGTAACGTCAGCGTTTAAAAATGCTGTTGATTTATTGGCGCGTGCTGATCTCCAGGCATTAAGCAATGCCGAAATACGATCTGCGGGCAATGATGTGCCGTTTGACTTCAAAATCATTTGTGGAATCGGCTCAATAGCAAAATTCATGCTTGCTTTTTCTAAAGCTGCGGCAGCCTTGATTGTGCGACCTGCACGGCCTAACAAACCTTCTTGCGTATTTGGAAAAACAACCAGGTTAGATGAATCAATTGCGCTGCCGTCAATTCTGTAAGCTGTGATCTCGGTGCTTGTACGATCCAAGGTAAAAGTTACGCGCTCAGGTGCGATTCTTTCCATTGCTCGGATTTTGCCTGTGTCTGCATAACGATCAGTCACAAAGCAATAAGCATTAGGGTGAAAAAATAAATCCGAGATAATCCACGACCAAAATGTTACGCCTGGAATACGTGGGTCAGGTTGATTGATAACGCGTGGCTGTGTGACCTTTTCGCCAGTTGCCACGTTGCGGGTGTGCATAGGCAATGACGCAATAGTTTGAACAATGCCTAAAGCTCGGGCAATTGTTGGCACGGACATTGCTTCGGCGCGGTTGGCCGTTGAAATACCGTAATAGAAAAAATTGTTGTTTTCTGAATAGTACGGTGCAAGATCGGCGTCGACAATTTTCTTTTCGGCAGCCTCAACCTTTGCAGGTTTAAATAAATCCAAAAATCCCATGCCCAAATTGTGTCAGGCTTATACGATCAACCTACCATGATGTCAAGATCATTCGTTGGGCGTGTCGCAAAGTGTGTGACTAATGCTGTTGCTACTGCGCCGCACACAACTGACTTTGAAGCACGACGTCCTATAACCCAGCCGCCGTCACCACGACGCAATTGCACCGCAGACAAAACCTCATCAGTCAATTGTGATTGTCCTCTGTGTTTTAAACGACCACTATTGATCGCCGACAACAATTCGTCACAAGCTTGAGGGTAAGCACCGTCCATGTCAAATACTGCAATGCCAGCGGGTGAAAGGCGGGCTGCAACCGCCCCGCTTGTCTTTCGTGAATACAAAACGTATTCAATTGCATACTTGCGGGCATAATCTGCCACGTCATTGGCAACGGCCTTGTCGTCTAGCTGCAAGTCATTCGCCCAAGTATGTAAAAGCTTGACAACAAAGCTTTCGTCACCCAGTTTTTGAGCTGCAACCAAACTGCCATGTTTTCTGTCAGGTGAAAGATCGATTGCCAGCCAGGTTTGTTTTTCAGGGTCAAGGTCAACATTTTTATCAAGGCAATTTGCCCATGAAGCCGAATCGACTGCGCTAGAAATCGCCACAACCCAGCGGCACAAAACTTCAGTCATTACAACGTCGGCTGGATCATTCAAAACGCTTCGTACGTTGTCCGCGTGAATGGTTATGCCCATTGCTGGATTGCTGTGACGTGCATTTTCAACGCTTATTTCGTCAGTTGGTGCTGACCATTCAAAATACCCAATTTCATCATCTGCACCTGCGATTTTGGCCAAGGCTCTTTCCCGAAAAGCATTTAAGACAACCGAACTAGAATCGCCCGCATTTGTGTAGCTCATAACTAAAGGATTGCGCGCTGCCATGAGCGTGTAACGCAATGACGCAAATGATTCAAGATCAGTCATTTCACGTAATTCGTCCAAGTGGATTGTTTCGGGACGTGAAACACCGCGAGCAGCTGAACCGCCAGCCTTGACCATAAACCGCGTGCCGTGCAATGTTTCGATTTCCTCAGCACCATGCGCCCAGCGAATACGTTTGACCTGTTTTGCCAATGAG